CGCTGCGCTGGATGATGAACATAAGAATCAAGCATCAGCATGGAGATTGTTGTTAGATAGGATGTTACCAGTTTCTCTGTTTGAAAAGGAAAGCAGTGGTAGCAGACCTAGTGTTAACATCACCATCTCTGGTGTAGGTGTTGCTGTTAGTGAAGAAATAGAGGATGCACAGTACACAATCGAGGATGACGAAGATGTTTGAGTATTTCGATAGGAATGAGTTTAAGTGTTCACACACTGGCACTAACAAGATTCAAGATGATTTTATACATAAGCTTGATGCGCTGCGCGATGAGTGTGGTTTTCCTTTTGTTATCAACTCTGGGTATCGCCACGCTACACACCCTATAGAGGCTAAGAAGAAAACACCGGGAATGCACAACAAAGGTATTGCTGCTGACATTAAGATTAAGGATGGTGTGCAGAGAAGGAAGTTAATTGAAGCAGCGTTGAAGCTAGGTTTTAACGGTATAGGAATAGCTAATAGTTTTATTCATGTTGATACAAGGGACGACACTCCCGTAATGTGGTTGTACTAATATGCTAAACTCTACTAAACATACTGTTGGAGCCAACCTTGTTGGGGGAACCACTACAGCTTTAATCACCTCCCCTGTAGGTTATAATTGCATTGTCACAATGTTGTTTATAGGTAACGCTGGAACCAACTCTAAAACAGCCAGTGCTACATGGAACAACACTGTTGACATTACCTTCCAAGGTGCTAAGAACATAGGCGCTGGAGAAAGCTTAGAGTTTGGCGGGCTTTCTGGTTACTTTGTTGTGTTAAAACAAGGTGAGTCATTGAGTGTTACTACAGAGGCTGATAGTTTTTTTTCAACATTGGTTTCCTTTGAGTTAGTTAGGGCTGTTCCTTCGCCAGTGCGCTTTACATGACAGAGCTGAGTATAAAGTTGTTACCGTGGCAGCAGGGTGTCTGGGAAGACCCTACGCGCTTTAAAGTTATTGCTGCTGGACGTAGAACAGGTAAGAGTAGGTTAGCTGCTTATTTGTTGATTGTTAACGCCCTACAGGCTGAGAAAGGTCATGTGTTTTATGTTGCTCCTACACAGGGACAGGCTAGAACAATCATGTGGGATCTGCTGTTAGAGTTGGGACATTCTGTTATTAAAAACAGTCATGTTAACAACCTTGAACTAACATTGATTAACGGTACAAAGATTAGTTTAAAAGGTGCTGACAGACCTGAGACAATGCGTGGTGTTAGTCTTAAGTTTCTTGTGTTGGATGAATATGCAGACATTAAGCCAGAGGTGTGGGAGCTGATCCTACGCCCTGCGCTGGCTGACCAGAAGGGTTGTGCGTTGTTCATAGGAACCCCTATGGGTAGAAACCACTTCTATGATCTATATAAGCAAGCTGAGTTAGGAGATGATGAAACATATAAAGCATGGCATTTCACCAGCTATGACAACCCTACACTAGACCCTACTGAGATTAACGCAGCTAAGAAGTCAATGTCTTCTTATGCGTTTAGACAAGAGTTTATGGCATCCTTTGAGTCCAGAGGCTCAGAGATGTTTAAAGAGGATTGGTTAAAGTTTAGTGAAGAAGAACCAGAAGGTAATTATTATATAGCAATAGACCTTGCTGGGTTTGAAGAAGTTAACAAACAGAAGTCAAAGAACTCCAGATTAGACCACACAGCCATTGCTGTTGTTAAAGTTACTGAAGAGGGTAAGTGGTGGGTAGCTAACATCATCAGTGGACGGTGGAGCTTGGATGAGACAGCTATGAAGATCTTTCAAGCTGTAAGAGACTACAAGCCCATCTCTGTTGGTATAGAAAGAGGTATAGCTAAACAAGCTGTTATGTCACCTCTAACAGATCTCATGAAGCGTAACAACACATTCTTCAGGGTTGAAGAATTAACACATGGTAACAAGAAGAAGACAGACAGAGTTATGTGGGCGTTGCAGGGTAGATTTGAGAATGGGTTTATTGAATTAAACAAAGGGGATTGGAATGCCCGCTTCATGGATGAGTTGTTCAATTTTCCAGATTCGCTTACTCATGACGATTTAGTTGATGCTTTAGCCTACATAGATCAGTTTGCACAAGTGTCCTACTCGTATGATGCAGAGTTTGACGATCACATTGTTCTCGATAATGTTGCAGGATATTAAATATGATAGATTTAAAAGAAACCACTTTGGATAGCGAAGAAACTATTGAAGGGTGGGTAATGGAGAAGTGCGATAACTGGCGTGATCATTATAAGAACAACTATGAACAGAAGTTTGAAGAATATTATAGACTCTGGCGCGGCATCTACACCTCAGAGGACAGAACAAGAGAGTCAGAACGATCTAGGATTATATCGCCAGCGTTGCAACAAGCTGTTGAAAGCAGTGTTGCAGAGGTTGAAGAGGCTACGTTTGGCCGTGGTAAGTTCTTTGACATTGATGATGACTTTGTAGACGAAGAACCGGCTGATGTTGTGTTCATGCGAGAGAAACTCCATGAAGATTTCAGCAAAACAAAGGTTAGGAAGGCTGTTGCTGAGTGTCTAATCAACTCTGCCGTGTTCGGTGTGGGCATTGCTGAGATTGTATTAGAAGAAATTAAAGAGATGGCCCCAGCTACACAGCCCATTATGGACGGAGAGCTACAAGCCATTGGTGTTAACATCACAGATCGCACTGTTGTTAAGCTGCGCCCTGTGCTACCCAACAACTTCTTGATAGATCCGGTAGCTACCAGCATTGAAGAGGCGTTGGGAGTGGCTATTGACGAGTATGTCCCCTCTCATTCTGTTGAAATGTTGCAAGAAAAGGGTATTTATAAAGATGTACCTCTTTCTTACGCTTATGAAGAGACAGAACTCAACACTGACTACGAATTAACAGATCAACCAGACGATAAGATACGATTAACCAAGTATTACGGCCTTGTTCCCCGTCATCTGCTTAAGAAGTGGAGTGATGAAGAGGAAGAAGTAGTGTTAATGGAAGAGGAAGACGAGACTTCCTATTATGTTGAGGCAATTGTGGTTGTTGCTAACGGCGGTGTGTTGCTTAAAGCTGAACCAAACCCCTACATGATGCAAGATCGTCCTGTCATAGCTTTCCCTTGGGACATAGTTCCGGGACGGTTCTGGGGTAGGGGTGTGTGTGAAAAGGGTTATAACTCACAGAAGGCGTTGGACGCAGAGCTGAGAGCGCGTATAGACGCTTTGGCACTCACTGTACACCCTATGATGGCTATGGACGCTTCACGGATGCCTAGAGGGTTTAAGCCAGAGATTAGACCGGGTAAGATTATCCTGACTAACGGCAACCCAGCAGAAATCTTCCAGCCATTTAACTTTGGACAGGTTAATCAAATAACATTTGCTCAAGCAGAGGCGCTACAGCGAATGGTACAGACCGCTACAGGCGCTATAGACTCAGCTGGTATAGGCGCAAGCATTAACGGAGAATCGACAGCAGCGGGCATCTCAATGAGTCTGGGAGCCATTATCAAACGACACAAGAGAACATTGATTAACTTCCAAGAAAGTTTCTTAATTCCTTTTGTTACCAAAGCCGCGCATCGTTACATGCAGTTTGATCCTGAACACTATCCAGTGAGTGATTATAAGTTTGTTGTTACCTCTTCACTGGGTATTATTGCCAGAGAGTATGAAGTAACACAGTTGGTGCAGTTGCTACAGACGATGTCTCCAGAGTCTCCGCTGTACCCTGCGTTGATTCAAGCGATCATTGACAACATGAACCTTGCTAATCGAGAAGAGTTGATTGCTCTACTCAAACAAGCAGGAGAGCCTTCACCAGAACAACAAGAAGCACAGCAAATGCAGCAACAGAAAGCTATGGAGTTGCAGGATGCTCAGATAGCTGTGTTCAACGGACAGGCTCAAGAGTTTATAGCACGGGCTACTAAGTATGACGCTGAGACACGCGCTATCCCAATCGAGCTGGAGAACACTCGTATTAAGATTATCAGCGACATGGACTCAGACGATGAAAGAAACTTTAACCAACGAGCTAAGATAGCTGAGTTAGCTCTCAAAGAAAAAGCAATAGGAAACGGAGAAGCAAATAATGGTCAGTCATCAAGAACTCGCGCAGGTCGTGGCCCAAGTCAACAAGGAGTTCCTGAGTCTCAGGCAGGAAATAGTGGCGCTGAAGCACCAGCTCCAAGAATGCCGCCAAGAGCCAGTTCAGCAGGACTGCCACCCCCTACCATCTCTTAAAGTAAAAAGCA